TTTGTTATGTTGCTGTGTCTCAAAAGCTTCTTGTCTTTTTTGAATCGCTTGTAGTTTTCTCTGTTTAACTGCTTCACTTGAAACACTATTAGTAACTAAATCTTTTTCATCTTGAAATTGTTTGTTAACTCTTTCTGTTTGTTTTTCTAAGGCTTTAGATTCAAAGTCTAATTGAGTTTTATAAAGGTCTACTACTAAAGTCTTTGCACCTCCTAAAAGTTCTTTTTGTATTTGAGCTCCTAACCTTGCAGTTTCATTAATAGCTTTTTGCTGTTGTTCAGATTCTCTTTGTTTGTCTATAACTCCTTGTATAGCTTCTTTTGCAGCCTCATAACCTTCTGCTTTTTCAAAATCTTCAACACTCATCTTATATTTTTCAGCTTCTTTAGCAAGTAGTTTTTGTAGCTTTGCTTCGTCTTTCATTTGCTGTATTCTTTTAATTCCACCTTGACCAATAGTTACTTTATTGTATTGTTCATTATTTTTTATTTGTTCTTTCAAAGCCACAGATTGTCTATCATATTGTTCTGTTATCGCTTTTAAAGCCATTTCATCTTTAGTTAAAGTCTCAATTCTATTAACAGTTATCTTAAGTTCTTCTTTAAGGAATTTTATTCTTTTTCTTATTTCTTCTTTACTTTCTTCAGTAGCAACCATATTTAATTCAAGCTGTTCTAACTCTTCTTTTAAAGCAACCAATCTTTTTTCTCTTATAGCTGCAGTAGCTTGTAGCTCTCTAACAGTTACACCTTCTAGTGTTTTAGAATATGTCTCTAAATGTTTAGTTAGGTCATCAAGAGTAAGAGCATTACTTTCAACTGCTTGACCATAACCTTCCCATAAAGTAATACTAGTACCAAACAAAGCAGCCAAGCCTGCTATTGTTGCAGTTATAGGAGTAAATGCAGATGCAACTGTAAGACCAAAGGCAGTAGCTATTCCAAATATAAGTGTAGACATTGCATCCAAACCTTTTACAGATTGAGTTAGTGCATCTACCATTCTTGATAAAGGCTTTACAATCACAGCTCCTATAGATTTTTGAAAGTCGCCAAAGGATGCTGCTAGCTTAGCTACAGATTTTTCATAAGTTTCTATATTTCCAGTATCCCCAAACTCATCATTTAATTCTTCTAAGATTACCTTCTGAGCAGACATCATATCTCCTAAAGCAATAAAGTTTGCAATTAATGCTTTTTGAGTATCACTAAATACAACTCCAACTCTTCTTAAGGCTGTTAATCCTGTAATTGGGTCATTCAATGCTTTCCCTAATTGTATTGTAGTTGTTCTTAAATTTTCTTGAGTGACATTACCATAATACATAGCCTCTGTCATTTGAATGGCTGCTTCTGTAGCTCCTAAAAATGCTTCTCCTCTAATCTTTGTAAAGGTTGAAAGCAATCCTGCTGCATTTATAGTTAAAGTATCGCTAACACCAGTTAAATTTTGTAATTTGGTTGCTAATTCTACTACTTCTGTAGTAGTTATATTAGCACTATACCCAGTCCTTTGTAATGAATTTGTAAGTCTTTTTACTGCAGCATCATATGCACCATAAGCACCTGTCAATCCACTTAAAAGTTTATGAGTAGTACTAAGAGCAAAAGCACCTATAAGGAGTTGAGACCTTAAAACAGATAAAGACATACTTAAATTTCTAGTCCCTCTCTGTTGAAATAACATAAAACTAGTAGACTTTTTAACTTGTTCTGTATGTAATTTTTGTTGAGTTGTTAAAACTTTTAATTCAGCTTTAAGTTTTTTTGTTCTTTTTGTAGTATGTGCGACCTGCTCATGAAACTGTTTAAGTCCCATCTTACCTTTATCAAACTGCCCCCTAGAAAAACTTAAAGTTTTTGCTAACTCTTTTATACTTTTTTCAAGTACTTTTATTTGCTTATTAAATTGGTCTGGAGTTTGTGCCATAATTAACCTTTAACCTTTGCTTGAGCTTTCGCTTGTTCTCTTTCTTGTAGTTTTTGTATAGCAGACTCAATTAAGAATAACTTCTTAATCCATCTTAGAGGTTGGTCGCCATAGCAACCAGAATGTGCAGGAATATTATGATTCTTAGATAAGGAATACTTAGCAACATCTTTTTGATATTCATCTTTCAAAAAGAAGTTAATACAAGCAAAGTGTGGTATTTGATAAACAAGAGACTGAGCAACATCAAAAGTCTTTCCAGATTCTTTATTGTTATCTTTAATCTCTTGTATTAACAATTCAACCACCTTCCATACATCATCATCACATTTAAAAGTTCTGTTACGAGACTGACCTTTAACAGCAACTGGAATGTTTGCTTTGTAAGGGTATTGATGGTAATCACACCCCTCACACCAATCTTTAATTAAAACATTTAACTTCAGAGTGAGGGATTCTACTCCCCCAACTTCTGATGCTCTTGTATCAATAAAGATAATTCATTTTTTTCATCTTCTGTTAACTGCTTAAGAACAGAATCAGAAACATCCCCATTGCTTTCCTTCTTAAAGGCTTTAAAATCTCCACCGGCTATTCCTTTTCTTAGCCAAGCAGTTCTAGCTTTAGACATATTCCTAACATTAGTTATAATACCATCTTTCATATCTGTTATTAACATATCTTGACATTCATCAACCTCATCAATGGTCATCTCTTTGATGTCCACTTTCTTTTTAGTTGAAAGTTCTATAGTTTTTTTCATTTTTTTCCTCGTTTATTTTATGAAGTTATATCAAATGTAATTAAAGCATCTGTACCATCATCAACTGACTTTAGTGATATATCAAGCATCATAATATCGCCTTCACTAAATGCTACATTCGTATAGACTGCATTATCAACCATTACTCCAAATGCATTATTATTTGTAATAACAAACGAATTACTTGTATTCGCTGCAGTTTGGGTGTCGTAACTATTTGGAAGTATTTTAGTCTCTCCATCATACTTAACTTGAGTATCTATAGTAACAGCACATTCTGCTCCTCTAGAAACAACCTCATATCCAGTACTTGTTGCTCCAGAAAAAACAGCAGGATGGTCAATAGTTGCTGTAAATGAGTTCATCACAACATCTGTGTTCATTACTTTAAAACCACTACCACTAGAAAGAACAACATCTGTTGTATTTGCATACACATTATTTCCACAAGCAGTTGAAGATTCATTTAAGTCTGGTTTTACTCCAGATTGCAGAGTAGCAGAAAATTTATATCTTCCACCTTCAGTTCCGGCATCTGCTGATACTGTCATGCTAGTTACAACCATTCCCGGAAACTCCATACTTCTTTGATTTGTGTGGTCTGATGATTTAATTACTAAGGTTAATGATGATGCTGCATTTGTGACTGCTGCTCCATATTTTTGTGAAGTCCCAGTATGTCCACTTGCAACTGATACATCGCCACTAACATCATTGCAAATATTTTGCAGTAATAAATTATGACCGGTGTCATTATGTAGAGTACCCGACAAACTTAACTCAGTTACTCTCATTGTATTATCTTGAAAAAAATCTTCATCCTTAAGAGTTCTACCAACACCATTTCTAACATCTAGAACTTGTGTTAGGTTTAAAGATGGATAACCAACTGAATCAACATCAAGTTGATGCATATTAGATGCATGAATACCAGAGGTTCCGGCATTTGTTGCATCTGATATAATCCAACAAGTGAACTCTTTAGGAGAAAATGCATGGGCTACTGTTGCCATTATTTATCTCCTTTCGTTTTTGATGTTGAACCAACAACATCTACTTTATCTTTAATTAATTCTGGGACAGACTTAATCTCAACAGTATTACCTGCTTCTAAATCTCTCCACTCTTCTTCAGTCATTCCACATTCTTTCCAAGCATTCGGAAGACTTTGTGGATTTTTTAGCTTAACTTTCATAATACCTCCTATGAGATGTTTCCAGTATGTTGACATCTATAATCCCATTGAACAACATAAACTTCATCTTCTTCTTCGGGTGTTAAAGATGTTGATTCCATTCTACAATTATAAGCATCAGAATTATCTGCTAATGTCATAACTGTATTATCGTGTATCAATGCTTCAATTCTTGAAGTAAACCTTAAAACATGGTCTAAAGCTGTCTTCTTTATATTTCTTTCAGCAAAGACATAATATATTTCTATACTAAATTCTCTTGACTCAGAAGTAACATTGTACTCTAAAAGATTACTACCAGTAGGATTAATACGAATAAATTGATTTCCTTCTGCAGTTTCTTCAAGTCCTATATATACTGGAACAGAACCTTTAAACTCTGTTCTTAAAACATTTCTTAGTTTATCAAGTATATTTTTCCAATTATTTGTAAAACTTACTGGCATATTAATTAATACCTTCTATACCTAGTTGCACCTCTTCTTGAAAGTTGAGTATTAGCTCCACTTCCCGGAGAGCCATCCATTTGTTCTCTCATTCCAAAGCATTCTAATTCCCATTCATCATTAGTAGTTGCAACAGAGCTATCATTTTTTCCAGAAAATCTTATTTGTAATCCATTTGCTACAGACTGATACCTACCAGTAACTTTTTCATTAGTTACCACTCTATTTTGTTTTAAACCATTTTCATCTGCTGCATAAACATCAAACTTAGCAGTTCCTATTACTCCACCAGTAGTTACTATAATCTTAAGCAAATCGTAAACACCATTATAATTCCCTCTAGTGTCAACTATATAAAGAGGGTTAGCATTTTGTGGAGCAGTTACTTCTCGTAAGACTCCTTGAGACGAGTCAGAACTAACTTGATACGACAATTTAGATTGACCAGTATTAATCTGTTCTATGTTAAAATCAAATTCTTCTTTTAAAGTTACTGCTAATTCACTTCCTGCATTTCTACCCGTTACTAAAAAATAAGCAGCAATTAAGGCAGTTGTTCTTATAACTAAGTAATCATAGTTACCTTCTTTATCTTTCCATTGGTCTCTTGGAATCCCACCATCAACTCTTGAGTCAAAATATCTAGATGCATTTTTTAATATTCTTGTTACTAAAGTACTAAATTCTTCTCCTGCTTCCATTAGTTTATCTAAAGGAGTACTTGCTGAATAATAATAACATACATCTTCAGCAGAGTTATAAAACCATTCTCCTTCAACATTTAAATCAGTATGTGCTGATTGAGCAGGTCCTAAATCTTCTCCGTCTGCAAATAATTGAGTTACTAATCCACTATCATGAGCAGCATATTTATTACTTGTTACCTCTACCCAACCATAAAGAGGGGTCTTAACATCAAACTCATCTATTTGAGGAAATACATCTTTTAATTCTCTATGTGTACAATAAGTATCACTTGTTGCCATTATTTACCTCTCATCTTTTTTCTAACTTTTTTTGAATAACTTGCTCTTTGTTTCCCTGCTTTAGAGGCAGTTCTTTTCTTTTTATTTTCATAAGCTTTCTGCCCTTTAGTTAAAGAAGCCCTAACAGATTTAGGTAGATACCTTCCTCTTTTAGACCTTGGTTTCTTTTTGTCAGCTTTAGTAATATAATCCCATTTTTGACTTGTCCACTTTTTTAAAGATTTTTGTGACTTTTTTAAAGCCATTATTTATAACCTCCACCTGCTTTTTTATATGCTCTAGCTAACATTTGTGCTTTTCTTGCACTCCATTGTCCTGCTCTTCCACCTTTACTTCCTGCTTTTATTCTATAAAATATTCTTCTTCTAAGAGTTGGCTTTGTGTAATTACCTGCTTGGTTAACTTTACTTTTTCTTTTCTTTTTTTTCATAAGGTTACCATTTTTTACAAGACCAATATCTTGCTGTTGTTCTATCCTTTGCAGTTGCACATTTATGCCTTGCTCTAAATGATGCTCTTGCTTTTGGATTTGACTTTCTAATTTTCATATTAGGGTCGCCAAAAGTTACTCTTTTAACTCTTGTCCCAGACTTTACAAAGACTTGAAATTTTTTTCTTCCATAACTAGTTTGCCCTTTGCGAATGCGACTTGGTTTATTAAGTTTAACTGTTTTGCCTTTAAACTTTGCCAACCTATCTTCTCCTTCTTGTCATCATTTTTTTTGTTCTTTTAGTCATAGATTTTTTAGCCTTACCTCTTTTTTTTCCATATAAACTTTTTCCGTATGCCATAATAATCCTTTTAGTTACAAGCTATTAAAGAGATAACTGCATCTCTATGTTGATTTACACTTTTAGCTGCGATTGTATTAATTACATTATATTTAATAGATGCTGTTGATTCTGCTCCACCGGCTAAAGCTGCTCCATAGTTAAAAGAAGCTGCAAACTCTGCATTAGCAGGACAACCAGTTAGTGTTATAGCACCAGTTTCATAGTCTATTGTTCCACTACCTATTGGTCCAGAAAGTGTACCATAACCATCATCATATAAAAATGCATTTTCATTATGATTAGATACATTGTTTACTGTAATTGTATCATCTGGAAGTTTTGATGCGATTGCACTATCTATACTTGCTAATATTGGAATTCTTCCATTCTGTTGAGCCAGTAATCTAACAGAAGCACCGGCACCACTTGTTCCTGCAGTTAAAGCTATAGCAGATGCACTATTTCTAGTTGCAGAAGTAAATCTTATATCTCCGTCTACTAAAGAAACTGTTACTCTTTTTTCAAATAAGTTAGAGCTAGATGTTATATATTGAGTATCTAAAGCAGTTTGTATTTTATTTAATACTCCATTTGCTCCACCAAAGTTAGTATTTGTAGCATCTACAGTAAATGAAATTTCTTGAGTACTTCCTCCATCTGCAGCAACTGTAAGATAATAAGTTGTACTTGCTGTTAAACCACTATTAGTAGAGGCTGTAATTCCAGATAGACCTAATTCTTGGTAACCAGAATTATAAAATTTAATTGCAATACTTCCTCTAACAAAACCATCTGTTACTGAATTTGCAGACCTTCCATAGCCAAGTAAATTTGTAGCAGCATAATTACCACTATCATTTGTTTGTAGTATAGTACTAGAGTTTGGACCTTTATTATAACTAGAATGAGTGTTAAAGAATGCTAAACGAACTGGGTCATCATCGGCTGCAGCAGTAACAGCAGTAGAGCCATAGACTGCTCTTTTTACTGTTAGTTTATTATTTGCTAAATCAGACTTATCTCCTATTGCAGTTACTTCCATAACTTCGTCTCTAACTCTTATAATATCGCCTACTCTAAACAAGTTTGCAGTACAATTTGCAGCACTTGTATAAGGCTCTAAATATAAATCCGTAGAAGAAGCACTACTAACAATACCATTTGCAGTAGCACTATCTACATCTGCAGTTGAGTCTACATAAAAATTACCACTATTAACAGCAGACCCAAGTTTATTATCTATTGCATATGCATCTGTAGCAGAGCCAGTTGTACTAAAATCTACAAAGTAAGGATTAGGTAAGACTATATATTCATTAGGTCTTAAGAAAAAACTTTCGTATGCATCATTGGTAGAATCTGAATCTGGTGTTCCATTAGTCCAACCTCTAGTAGTCTTTCTAATCTCTGCTGTCTGTGGAGATGGGTTATGAACAACTAAATATCTGTACTCTTTTATAGAGTTCTCTGAGACATCATCTGGTCTTAAGTTTAATAAAGTGATAAATGCATCATAGTCTACCTTCTGTTCTTTTATAACAGATTCTGTAGCAGAAAATGTTGTACTGTAGTTATACTGCTTATTTCCGTAACTCAAATTAAGAGTTGCATCAAATTTTGCCATAATCTTTCCTTTCTCGCTTATCGAAATATAATAATATTATTGCTATTCTACATAGCATTTTATAGAGTAATTTATTCTCCACCTAATGTTGCAGGAAGAGCAGTTGCTTTCATAATAAAATCACAAAACCTATTCCCTGCAGTACCTCCCCATTTCATATTAGTAGTTGTTCCATTTGTTCTAATCCCAAACCAATACTGATAAGAACTACCGGCAGTTAATCCAGTAACTGTCCAATAATGATTAACAACATAATCATCAGTTTCATCTGCATAACCAGATATTTGAGTGTAAGTATTCCCTAATGCATTAAATGTTGCATTGTCTGATAGAGAAACATAAACAAACTTATTAGATGAACTTGAATCTCTATGGAATTGTACCATAATCTCTACATTTCCACTTGGTGGTGCAACAAAGCTAACATTCATATTTGCATCTGGGACTGCTAAACTTGTTGTCATAGCATAAGTTGTATGTGTTGTTGATTCTCCAATAACAGTATAGGCTAATATCATTCCTGCATAGGCACTATTTGCAGCACTAAATTCTGTTCCACCTTTTTTAGCAATAAACTCGCCAGTATCAGAGTCTAAAGTTATATCTCCATTTACATCTAAAGTTAAATGTCCTGCTGTACCATCTGAATCTGAGGTTGCTATTGTAGTAGCACCATTTGCAGCTACAGTTACAGTTGCTAAATCATCTGCATCAGAGTCAAGTAAAAATTTATATATTCCAGTAGATGCATCTAGAGTTATATCTCCACTATTAGCTTGTAATGTATTTGTAGTCGCAGCGATTAAACTCATATAACCATCTGCAGTTATAGTTATATAAGCATCTGTTCCTGCAGCATCAGTTGTAGATATTTGTGTAGCTGCATTACCAAGACAGCTTATTAAAAAAGAATCTCCAGTAGAGCTACCTCCGGCTCCACCTAAATTAAAGTAAGAACTAACAGTAGATATATTTCCCATAGCAATAGTAGCACCACCACCAGAAGGGTTTCTCATTCTTAGTGTATTTGCTGACACTTCTGTGACATCACTTTGAATGGTAAGGTAATCTCCATAGGGTTGGAATCTTGAGCTTCTTAAGGTTCCACTACAAGTTATATCTCCAAGGACAGAAATACTTGATTGAGAAAGACTAAGAGAAGACTTTGTCCCACCAACATATATATTTTCTAAATTGTTAGTAACATCAATAGGTCTAACACTTGTTAATTGCCTTTCTTTGACTGGCTTATTGGTATTTTCTGTA